CAATATCAATACTGTCTACAAGGTCGGGATAGAATTCAATTGGTGTGACTCTATCCACGTCATCCTCACGTTTAAAATAATCTCGCAAATAATTCCAAAGTGTGTCAAGTTTTACGACACCAAAATAATCACGAAGATGCCGAAATGTCCACACAGGGATTAGTTTGTTATTAATCACATACCCAATATTATATCGCCGTCGTTGAAGAGGTGTTAGCCAGCCTTCAGTTGCTGTAAAAGAGGTTGTTTTGCCGTCATAGCTTATTTTGCTGATTTCGCCTTCAAAAACTATGTAAGTATCTGATGGGTCAAAGTACACAGATATACGTACTGCATCACCTATTTGATATGTATCTCGAAAATCACCGCATAAAGTGAAATACACTTGCCCCTCACGTGGGGTAAGCGTAGTATAGCTTTCGAGATTCCATTCAAGGTTCAGCCTGTTAGGGTCAACCCAATATTCAGTGACGTCCTGCCAAATACCCGATACGTCTTGGATTTCCAGTTTTCGATATAGCTTAGCATCGGGTGTCAGTCTATATTGCTCAAAATCTGACCATGCCATTATATACCTCGCTCTAATTTACGGTTAAGGACAGTTATTGCACGCCTATCCCAAGTTTCTATCCAAGTTGATGGGTCATGTGTGTGTATAACTATCTGGATAGGTGGTCCTTCTCTCTCTTCACGAATCAGCCGTCTGAGTTTACTTTCAGGTAGTACAAATTCGGGCTCACGTTCAGCAACTGTTACTAAAGCAGTTGTGCGACGCCTAAAATATGCTCCTTCTTGCGCAAAATATCCTGGTATCGCAAACACCTCTGCGCCCTTAGGAAACAACCCCCCACCTCCAAATAGAAATCCAAACGGGGCACCCAAAGTAGACATAATTGCACGAAAGAGGAGGGCCTCAGTTACCATTTTTAGTAAATCAAGTAAAACTTGTTTAGCAAACGCGCCCCAATCAATACTTGCTTCCCTTATAGCTGTACGCCATTGAGCTCCAAAATCTTGTACTCGTTGCCTCATGTTTTGGAGATGTTCCCGCACTGTTTCATAAAGTGGCCCCTCTTTTGCTGCTATCTTTTCATAAAGTGAGTCAATCTGATAAAGTATATTTTGTATACCTCGCTCAGTGGGGTTCTCATACATAGAATAAAAAGCATTCTGTAAATCCATAAGTTGGCGTTCCCATTCGTCGCCGAATTGTGCGGGGTGTTGATTAATAATATCCATCAGCAAGGAGATGTTGCCTAAAACAGCGTAATAATCGCCTTCAATTCGTTCCCTGAATCCCCGTACAGCTGTACTTCCTGCGGTGAGGCTCTGGAATAATAGGTCAACAAATTCTCCTGTTGCTTGCTGAATATGATTAAGCAAGTCACGAGATAGGTTATAGCTGAATTCATACCAGGTTTCTCGCATGTCTTGTAGGGTATCCCGAAAACCAACTTTTATTTCATCCCAGACAGGAACTAAATTAGTGGTAAACCGCTGGATTGATTGCTGACTGATTTCTACAAGAGGTGCTTGGATATCTTCCTCAATACTTCTTCCTATTTCTCTAAGTTTGACAGGTAGAAGAGAAAGCGCTCGATTGATAAGAAGTTGGGTTTTAAGCCATGCATGTTCTGCCTCGTCAGTATCTTCGATAACTTTCACTAAACCAAGCTGGATTTTTAGATGTTCCGCCCGTGCATGCAGTTGTTCTCGGACTGCCATAATTTCTTCAATCGCATATTGTAATTTTTTCTGGTCTACCTCGCTAAGGTATTTTTTGCCGAGATTATAAATACTCTCAGCCCACTTCAAAAGCTCAGATTCTTTGGTAGCTATCTCGGCATCGATAGCCGAAATCTTTTTCTTATCTTCCGCTGTAGTTTTACCTAAGGTTTGTGCCCGTTCGAGTGTTAAAATTTGTTCCTTGTATTTTGCACGTATAGTATCTACAACTGGAATGATATCATCAAAAATATTGTAAAATTCACGTGCCCGTGCACTCCATTCATTTATGCTATGCACCCCCGTCACCAAGCCCCCTATCACCTCGTCGACGTTATTTTTGCTTTGAGAAACTTCAATCCCGAAATCTCGACATGCTTGTTCACTCTCAGCAAATAGACCTGCAATAGTTTCAAGCCCCTCTACCACCATATTTAGAGCTGCGCTCTCCGCAGTGGCGAACCAACCCTGTCTGGAGAGCTCCGCTTGTTTATTTAAAATTTCCATCCGACGAGCCATCAGATATAACCGCTCATTGAGAGCGGTAGTCCTATTTATGGCCTCGCCTATACGTTCGAGGATATCTCCAAAAGCATTTTTAAATTTCTTAGCTGCCCCTGGTAGTGTGGCAGCTAACATGTTTGCCATGCCACCAAATTCGGTCTCCAGCTCATCGAGTATTACCCGCTGAGCTTCCATCACTTTACCCTGTTTAAAGAGCGTTCGAATTAACTCCTTGGTCTGGTCATCAAGGTTAACACCTACACGCCTCAATGCGGTAACCCCGTAAATCGGGTCCTGTAATGCTTTACCTACACGTATAGCAGCTGTCTGTAAATCTGTACCGAGAGCAGCCGACATATCGAGAACCGCTTTGACAGCATCTTTAAGCACAGGAGCCTTCAGTTTTGTAAAGGTCAAAAGTATAGCTTCCACACGTTCAATCGCTTCGTCTGAATAAATAGTTTGACGTTGCAGGGCTTCTGCTAAATCAACCAATTCAGTAGCGGTCGCACGTGCTGCAAAACCTGTTGACTTAAGGACAGCAGACAACCTGAATAACGCCTCCTCCTGTTCTGCGTAATTGGTGATTAACTGTTGCATCCCGAATAACAGCGGTCGTAGAGCGAAGTAAATGAACATCGAGATTAAGATATTTTTGAACATTATATAGACCCGCTGCAATTCGGATATCTGCTGTCGATGTTTCTTCGCCGCATCAGTAGCATCTTTAGTCTTATCCTTTACCTTATCTAATGCGGGTGCTACCTCACCTTCGAGTGTCTTCGCTGTGACAGCACCATATCTATCAACCACGTATAGGACTTGTGAATACTCACGTGTCGCCTGTGTAGCTTGCTGGGTCGCCTGAGTATATGGTCGTGTAGCTGCTGCTACAACTTGTTGAGCTGATGTCTTGAAACGTGCCAACTCCGCACGTGCCTGCTGGATGACGGGTGTGAACTGGTCGATTGCCTTGAGGACTACCTGTAGCGTCGCACTTGTTGCCGTACCTCCGTTAGCCATTTCTCCTCCTCACGCCGTCGACGTTCGGTGTAGATTGCATCCAGTATATCGAAGGCATCGAACAGGAAGGCAGGCTGGTCGTATATCCCACCAGCTTCGGGTAGGATACCGTGAACATGATAATATGACCACAAGCGGACGAGCTCCCACTCAAATGGTGTTGCGATAGCCAACGGGCATCTCCAGATACGATAAACCTTACCATCCTCGCCCCTGAGGGTAAAGAAATGACGCCCTCTCTTTTTACAACCTCGGATTGCCTGCCACTCGGGGTGTTTGGCACATTCATCACATGATATTCCCTCCAGTAATGCGGTGAACAACAGTTTTAGCCTTTTTTTTCTGGTTCCTGTAGGAAGTTGAGCCTCATTATCTCACCTGCCAGCTCCGACAATACAGGCCATGGTATCAATCCGAGCACTTCATCTGTAAGCACATCGAGCCCATATTTCTTAGTAGCTTCGTATTGGGCTTTAATCTCTTCACCATTCTCGTTCACAAAATTGCGCCACCCAGCTAACCCCATTTTCACTATTTTGAGTAGCTCGTCTGCCGATGGCACGTAGTTATTTCTGAATGCTCCTGCGGTGGTCACCAGCTTCGACACGTTATCCCACACCTCTTTACGCCACCCCAGTGGCACAATCCTTAGCAACCAGACAGTCTTCTCTTTACCTTCGTCAAGCCTCGACACATATTCTATTGTTGCACCTACTTTCACTGGTTTAATCATAACACCTCCAGTTTATTACCATCTGTTGTTAAATACGAGAGGCATTTCTACCTCTCGTCATTCTTTACGTATGATGTAGGCATTGATGTTGGTCACCTTGTCACCAGTGTTTGTACCCGCATTCTCTATCTTACCGAGTTTAATGTATCCATTGTAGCAGTGGACATCAATCGTCTGTACCGTCTTCTTACCTGGTGTACAGGTGATAGATTGTGACTTCCAAGCCACAGTATCCCAAGTCGAGCCATCGGGGGAAGTGTAGAAATAAAATGTGACTGTACGAGTGGCAGGTATCGAACCACTATTATATGTGGCGGTCTCATTTATTGACGTCTCAGTAGTCTCCGTGTATTCGGTGTAGTTACCCGATGATGTGCCCCTATACACTCTGTATTTGGATGCACCATCAACTGCATCCCAAGATACAGTGTAGGTGGCACCACCATCAGGGTCTATTGAACCCGTATTCACCTCGTCTGAAATGGCACTCTCATAGCCATCTTCGGTGACTGCCGTGACCACGAAGTAGTATGTGGTATCAGGTGTCGTACCTGCATTCGTGACTGTGCAGCTGACGTTGGTCGGTTTATCGATATCCTCACCAGCTATCAGTTGGATGGCGAAATTCTCAACGTTACGAATATCAATCGCTGTCCCTGAAACCGTCTTCGTGGTGTTGGGGTCAACAGTCTCGGTACTCGATAGGCAAGCTGAAGACTCAAAGTACCGATAGAGGCGTTCGAGTAGCTCCTGGATTGTGAATTTGTGGGTCATTTCAGCCATCATAACTCCTTATGATGCGGGTTGTAATTTTAACACAGCCTTATAGGTGTCATCCCAATCTACCTGTATAGTGTAGCTCCAAGTCCTTATTCCATCAGCGTCTCCTATGTCGTAAGACTGTAATGTACCCCTTAATGATGTGATAATATCCCAAGCCGAACCGCCGATACTAACACTCGCCCATTTAAGCGTAAATAACACCTTGGTGCCAAGGCTACTACGTATCTTGGCTGCCCATACGGAGGCATCGGCTTCCATTTCGCTTTCGATGGTTATTGTCACACCTGTAGCCCGCCAATCTGTAATAAAGGGTGAAGCTTCGGGCTTTGGGCGTTCAGCCAACGTAGGTGTAACTGTAAGGCGTGCCGACCTGCAGATGTAGCCGTCGCCAAAGCTACCTGAACCGGGGGACATGCATAGGTCGGGGTAGTTGGTCGGAGTCCCAAGCCCTGGCGAAGAAGCTGACTCAGTGCTATCGAATAGCCCGTAGAGTGTGGCTTCGAGTGTCAACTGATTTTGGGCATCTTTCGATATGGTGAGCGAATTGACCTTGCAGTTGGTGAACTTCCGATATTGGCCACCCTCGACAACAAGGATGGTGCAAGTGTTATGAGTCGGACTTTGAGTAATATCGAAGTCGACCCCGTTAAATGTATATGGTGCTTCAGTGCCAGTCCAGCTCTCAGTGCAGGACAATGGAAGTGTCTTAAGCAGCTCAATCCATGGTATCTTCTTATTATCGGTATCTTTTCTGTCTGTTAAGGTGAACGGTATACGTATCTCAGCCCATTCCTTGCCCGCAATCTCGCTTGTCGGGAACCACCAGGGCGTGCCACGGTCGATTATCTCACGTTGGAGCCGCACCTCGACATTACCTGTGAGGTCAAGCATATAGTTCTCGTCCTCTTGTGTCACATACACCAGCTGTGGTCGTATAATCGTTGGTGCAGCCATTATTCACCTCCTTCGGGTTTAGGTTTGGGTTTAGGTTCCTTGGGTTTAACCTTTTCAGGTTCCAACTTCTGTAAATAAGCTTTCCAGCGGTCATAAAACTCTTTATCCACCTCTATGATATCACCTTCGTAGTAATCTTTACCCCAGTAGTAGAAGTATCGGGTCACCCGACACTTTATTTTCTTATCGGCCATCAAGCCTCCTGATATATCCTGTAACGTGCCAAAAAGTATATCCGTGCGACAGCGAAAGGTGACAGCCACCTCTCATCAGTTGTGGTGCGTGCAATCCTTAGCCATAATAAGTTATCGATACCTGGGGATTGGCAACCTATGACATAGGGGTAGAATAGTTTATAGATTGCTTCTATCTTATCGTTAAGCACAGACACAGGGTCACTATTGTCTTTCACATTGATGGTGACTATGAGTTCAAGTGTGCACTCATAAAATGTTTGACCAAGGGATACCAACTCCTCACCAGTGGTCACCGAGTATGCGGGGAAGTTGGATATCATATCAGGTGTCTTGAAATCAAGGTATACCGCATCGTTTAGGGTTTCGAGTTTCGATTTGATGAAGTTACGTATCTCGTTACGTTTACTCATTGTGGACCCGCCAACACAATCGCTCGTAGTGCACGACCAAGCAGTTTATGGATATGTTCAAGCTCCGCATAGAAGCCACGTGATAAGTATGGACGTGCAGGTATATTGCGAGGTGGGTAACCGAATTCATGTACCCTTGCATAGATGCAATCCGAAATTACAGCTGCACCATCTGAAGTCTGTATCGGGCGTATCGAGGATTTAAGCCTACCCGTACGTGTGATTATGCAGTCAGGATGTGGACCATCCATGAACCTCGACTTCGTGGTATCCGCTATCAGTTGTGCACCTCGCCACAAAGCGTTATGTACGAGCTGGTAACCATAGTCCTGCATTATACCAAGCCGCTTATCCAATAACTCGTAGCCTATCAGCTGTATGTTCAGCATCTCTTATACCTATCGAGTACAGCTTTCACAACAGGTGCGATATCCTGTATGTAGTAGGTGACCGAGCCTGTGGGCGAGGTGCGTGCCGTAACGCCATGTGCTCCGTCGGTACTTATGCGATAGATTTGACCCAACAAGTACATGGCCGCAAACTTTATGTCCGCAGGTATGGTCTCATAGCCACCCGTGTATGTGATACGGAAGTGTGCATCCTCATACTCAGAGTTGAGATAGATGATACCCAAATCATCGTCCTTCGTGTACTCTGTGACATCAGTTGTATTTCCATTCTCATCTACCAGCTGTAGTGATGAAATACTGATGATTGGATACGCACGTACGAAGATTTTGTCACGCACATGAAAGTAATCCTCAGTTAAATTCGTTCGCTTTTCGATATAACGGTCGCAATAGGTTTCGACAATTTGGCTTGCTTGGTTAATCAAATTTGTTAGTAAACTATCCTCTTCTGTGCCCGTAATTCTCAGAAATTCCTTCGCCTCATCCAAGCTTAGCAACGCCATCACATGAGAGGTGGCCGTCACCTCATATTGTTATCACTTTGGCACGTTAATCATTGCACCAACAATCGTCTCAGTCGATACTATACGAGGTACGAAATCGAGTTCCGCTACACCAACAAGCTCAGTTGCCTGTCGTCTGATGTTCCTGTCGCTTTCGAGTTTTATCTGTCTGAGCCACACAAGCATGAATGCCCTCTTATTCACCAACAGTATGACAGTGCGGTCGGTGGTTGTCCCATCATATACGCCGTTGGCGTTGAGGTCCTCACGTATATAAGCAGATGGTATCACCTCTATGCCATCGAAAGTCACAATCCTACCCGTGCGGAGAGTAGCATCCTCACCAAACTTATCAACTGTCTTTGTCTCAGCGAGGTTCATTATGTGGTAGTAACCCGATGGCCCAACAACCCATGCAAGGTCATCAGGGTTAACGCCATACTTACCGAGTTTCTTACGTAAGGTCCGGAAATCGGTGGTGTCGGGTGCCGAACCGCCTGCATCAACCTTAGCCGATGACTGGACAAGCTTCCTCAAACCTTTCCAAGCTTTACGTGGGTCAGTATCGCTGGTGACATCGCTATCCATGTGTGTGTCGCTGTCATCGCCATTGATGATTGCGTTCTCAATCGCTGCCGCTATGGTGTGAGCGATATCGTCCTTCACAAGCTGTAGTGCGCTGGGGTTACCCTCGACCACCTCATCGGCTACTGGTAGATAGACGGCTATCTTATCGGTTGTACCTGTTACCTCGCCCGTGTAGTTGCTAAGCGACTCCTCAGTTATCTGAGAAGCGGCACTCACAAGGTAAGCCGAAAGTGTGCCCTTCCTCTGCATGAAGTGGTATTTCGGCGAATCCGTCTTGTAGATTGGGAATAGCTTGGCAACCCTGAGCTCCAACTCTATCCTTTCAATCATCTCAGTCGAGAAGTAGGTCGGTATCCACTCCGCACCTGTACCTGCACTCATATCAATCGCTTTCTGTATGGTCTTGATATAGATATCCCAGTATGGAAGTGTGCGTGGGTCCTTACCTGTAATCACCGACATCAGGTAGAGGTTATCAGCTGCCTCACGTATGGGTTTAAGCTTCGGGTCCTCAGACTTCAACAGCTCATGTATCGTGGTGACTGGACGCACAAACACAGGTGGTACAGGGTCAGTTGCCCGCTGACCCACCTTATTAGCTTTGACCGCCTTTTCGGCAACCCTGTTTAGCTTCTCAAGGCTCTTCGATAATTCCTTAAGCTTGGTCTCAACTCTGTTCATCCTTCTGGCCTCCCAATATCTTGGTCAGCTGTTCTATCTGTGCAGCTAATGTATCGATAAGCTGTACTAATCGTTCCTCGACCTCTTTTGAGATACTCTCCTCTTTCTCCTTTACAGGTTCAGGGTTCGCCGTTTCGGCAGGTTGAGTTGATTTATTCTGAGCAGGTTCAGAAGCTTGCTCTTCCTTCACCTGCTCTTGGGTTCCCGTATCTTTCTCTCCCGATTTACGGGCGTAAGGATAGGGGTATGGACCTCGTGCATATGGATACGGGTAACCACCGACACCTAACGTCTCCTTGAGGCTGACAAGCAACGCCTTCACATCAGCTGGTAAGCTTTCGACCTTATCCTTACCGATGAGGTCGTCAAGCTTATCAGCCAGCGAGGAGACAATGTCGTGTACCTCACGTATCCATTTGTCGAGGTCAAGCTGCTTCTCAAGCTCCCTTTCCTTCTCTTTTTCCTGGTCTTTGGCTATAGGCATGCCTGCCTCCTCACGCTTTAGCAGTATGAAATGACGGCGGTTCGCTGGCTTCCTGACCAGCGACACCTCAACTATCTCGGTATCCCAGAAGTAAGCCATTATCTGGTAGTTATTGTTGTCTCGGCTGAGTTGCCTTGCGGCTATTGGTGCCTTTCGGCGGTGGCTTGCCTTTCGGCGGCGTGCAGTTGGTGGTCGATTAAATTTAACTCGATAATCAATATGTCAACTGCAATTATTTATTTGACGTCTGCAATTATTTATTTGCGATGTCAAATAGCTATTTGATGAGCTTAGGTAACCATTGTCCAATAGTCAACCCTACCATCACCGATAATACGACCCAAAATGCCTTGCGGGCGAAGTTGGCTCGCTCGACCGCAAGTTGAATGAGTTTGGAGTTCTCGATATAAGAGTTATGGTTACGTTTGAGATAGTTGATTTCAACTTCATGTGCAGTAACGGTTTGGGTCAACTCGTTTATCTGTTTAAGTAGTGAGTCAACTTTATGTTTTATCTCCTGTACATCCTCACGTATGAGGTCGAGTATCTTGTATTCGTTGGCTGTCATGTTGCCTCCTCGTCAGCTACTGTTTTCGCATATCCACGTATGGAGACACCTGTGAATTCACCCTTTTTGATTTGTTGCCATATCTCTTTGTCAGGTACCCATGCCTTAATCAGCCAGCTACCTTTACGTATGAATTGGCCGTTCCATGCGAAATCAACGGGTGTACACCAGTTCCATAGCACCCTAATATCACTGGGTGTCGAATGCTCGATGTAGAATGGAAAGCCTTTGAGTGCAAACTGGTCCGCCATCTTTTCTATCTCTTCGGGAGTTGTCCAATCACCTTGTGCATCACGTACATAGGGTTCATACACCACAACGATGAATTGCTGTTTCTCTTCGCTCTTCCACAGGATGCGGGATTTGATGAATTCAACATTTGAGATAAACGTCTGTGTGCCCTTTGGTATCTTCACGGGTCGTGGTGCTTCGAAAGGCACAAAATTCAGTATCTCGTAGTAATAAAGGGTGTCGGCGTCATCCCACCACTCTTTGCGTTCGTCGTCAGAAATCAAGTGCTTATCTTTGAGTTTATTGAACTTATCAACTGTTATAGCTTGTGGTTCAGCACAGCGGATATAACCATAGGCGGTATCGTTATCACAAAGGATGAGGAAGTTGGTCATCTTATCGAATTTGCGGGATTTAACGATAGCTTTCTTCTCACCTCTGTATATCAACTCGGCATGTGGTGGTACAAGATAAATACCTGACTTTATGGGTTTAAGGAGTTCACGATAATAGTCAAAATCCTCCTCGTCTATCTTTAACGGTAGATGGCGGTTGACTATCTCGTGGAGGCATTTGCGGCCAAATTCTATTATCTCCTCTGGCGTGAACACTGTATCACCTTGTTTCTCCTTGTGCCACCACTTCGTGAACAACCGCATATCCTGTAGCAACCTATCGTCATCGAACTCTTTAGGGTTGTAATCCTCGGGATGTGTCTTTTTGGTCGGTTTCTTATGCGATAGGAGTTCACGGCGTTTAGCGTTCCACTCTTTCAACTCATCTTTGTCTTTTGGTGGTTTGGTCTTCATGTACTTTTCGCTTTCACGATAGAGTTGCCAGTAGGAGGTTTGCCACCGCTTATCATCTTTTGGTGGCGGCATGATTGGGAAGTATAGACCACGGAGTGTATCAACTATGCGTGCGAAGTAGCGTCTGAGGTCACCGAGTGTCCATTTACCCCAAGTCTTGCCTTCTTTAAGACGAGGATAGCCACTATTGGCTAAGTAATGCAAGTCGGCTATGAGTTCACGCCACCTATCTTTGGCGTGCTCGATATCGAACTCTATACCTTCATGCTCAAATGCTTTATAGAACTGGCGTGCGAATTCGGGTTCAAGCTCTTCAAGCCTGACGATTGAGCCATCAGCGGGTCGGAGCACAAGGTGATAAAGTGGTTTGTATCGCCAATTGGGGCCATAGCGGCTGGGCACCCATTCAACAGGTAAATTACCGAACTTATCTTTGAGTAGACGTTCAATTTTCAACCTCAACGATGGGTCAAGGTATATGAACAACCTACCATCCTCTGCAACATCGGCTCGCACAATAATGTCGATGTCGTTGGGTTCACGTCCTTCTCTATCGTATAGCACCGAACCGCCGAGTGATATGAACTCTGGTATCCATAGGAATTCGGGAAAATTCAAATCGGTTGAAGTCTCATATTGCTGTTCACCCTGCTTCGTCAGTTCCTTTAACTTCTTTAAGTCTATCATTTCACTGGCTCCTTTTTACCATACTCGTAGTGTTCTTTACCTAATGCTGGTACTTCTTCCGCTTTTAGTGGCCAATGGTAGCCTGTGTCTTTGTGGAGTATCGGGTCAGCGGGTTTGGGGTCACGTACAGCTTTCCAGATTTCCCAGCGTCGGTCACCGTTGTCTTCGAGACACTTAATGATAAACCTGCCATTAAATAGTTTTTTGTTGAGGTCGGGTAAGTCAGGATCGGGGTAAAAGAAGTATTCGTGGTAGTCTGGACGAGCCACGCCCGTCTTTACCTTGCCACTCCATATCAAGCCCATCCATGCGTCCTTGTATGGGCTTGCGCCAACACCTCCTCTTGGAATGATATACGAACCTGCAATTATCTGATATTTTTCGAGGAGTTTAGCACCCTCTTTATCAATACTCGGCTCTTCAAGCTCTGATTTTTTAATCTTAGGTTTTTCAGTTTCTGGAGGTTCGCTTGAAGGCTTTACTATACATAGTGAATGAGCTACATTCATCACACCGCCTTTAGTCTCCCTTAGCTCGCCAAGCATCATTTTGAAATAGCTTTCAACATCATTATCAGTTATTACCCATTGCACGAGTTTAGATAATCCCAAATCCATACGCAAATCACAATTATGCGTAACAATGCCACATGCTAATGTAAACATCGGAACGCCCTCAACAGTTAAGTCATATACTGGCTCAGGCTTGGGAAGTTCCTCAATCGCATCGATTTTAACCGCCAAGACATCGTCTATTACTAAAAAACGTTTTGGAAAATTATATTTATCTCGGCTTAGAGCGATAACTATTCGATTTTCCCACTGCGTAGGCGAATAATAATAATCCCGTTTTGTATAAGCCAGGCCAAGCGAAGCCGCGAGATAGCAGAGCTGATCACGTAAGCGTGGATTATGAAAACCTATGGATTTCGAAACAGTAAATTTCCTTCCATCGGCTTGCCAAACACCGTTAAGTACTCCTTCGCGCGTTTCACGAGAGAGCCGCCAGATTCTCCAAGTAAAAGTTTTATCTGGTCTGACATAATCTCGGACTAACTGCACTAAGCCTTTTGAAAAACACGTAACACGAAGTGCTTTTTTGTCTTTTATCTCAAATATATGACACCTGGCACCCAACTTTCGTGCATATTCATAAACAAAATGTGCCAAATTATGTTCATCATTAGTGAATGTAAATGATAGATGATCCGCATAAGCCGCACCATCGCCTATAAATAGCCCAATAAATCTCCCAAAATCATAATCGCCGATATTTTCCCCTTCGTATCCCGCGGTGAATAACAGTGCATCACCAGGTTGTAATTCTATGGTTGACAATACATGTAGTTCCCACCGCTGGTGTTTCCCATTACCGCCATGATTGCGATACACAAAATGGGGATGATCAGCAGTGGCTTTGATCTCAACTCCATTACGAAGACGGATGCGATATACTTTTTCGAGACCCCTTTTAATATAAGCTGTTACTTTACGCCAGCCTTCGGGTGTCAGTACTTCTGGAAGAAGACGCTGACGCACCAAATCGCGTAAGGATCGAATTTGCACTCGTTCATATCCGTCACGCACAAATACTTCTGTATCGCCAGTTAAACAATGTATTGAGTGACCGACGAATAAATCAGCAAGCGATAACTTCCCCTGCTTAAACTTCTCTACGTCTTTGGGTTCCAAACCTCGAACATGCGTCTGTGCCCAAGCCACGCCCTCACGTGGGTCAACATAGAATTCAGGTGGCAGTGGTTGATTGGGTTTGGCTATCTTGATATATATCTCTTTTGGTATCTGTCCTTGTTCTATGAACTCCTTGATGTTATATTTCTCCTTTTTCTCTTTCTCCTCAACCAGCGACACACGTCGAGGTTCAAGAGCCGCCAATCTTCTCGGCACTTCAAGCGTATCAGGGATTTCACGTTCAGGTACGGGCTGCAATACCCTTGCGATATAGGTGCTATAGTATTTGACTTCTGGGTCATCTGTCTCATATTCAATCACCTCTTCTGCGGCTATGCGGATGATGTCGCCAACCTCAACATCTATCTTCGTGTTATCCGTCTTACCGAGCACGTTCCAGTATTTGCCTTTAAACTCAACCACCTTATCTTTGCCCTTGGCACGTATAAGCTCGGCTTCACGTTCTGTTAGAGGTCCGACAGCTATCGTGTAATTATAGTTACCTGTCGGTTTACCCAGCCGATAAATCTCCTTCTTATCGACCACAAGGACATCAATTTCCCGTTCCTTCTTTATCTTAATCCAGCTCTTATTGTGTGGTGCTTCATATGGTGCATCCAGCTTCTTAATCATCGCACCTTCGGAGAGTTTCTCAACTTCTATCGGGTCGGTGATCTTCTGGGTGGCTATCTGGTTAAGCCACTCCTCGGTTATATCTTTCACCCGCATCACATAGCCGAAATGCCCCTTCTCTTTAAGGTTGGTCGATGGACGGCTAAAGAATATGTGTTTAGTGTCCTTAAGTTTTGCCAGTATCTCTAATCTTTCCTTTAGCGGATAGCTACGCACATCTTTACCCTCAGCCTCAAGCACATCGAAAATGAACAGGTGTGCCAAATTTGCACACTTCTCAGGCGGGAATTTACCTGTAAGGCATGAGTTGATTACTGTACGATGTAAAGCCTCTTTCTCTTTAATCGCCACCAACTCACCATCGAACCGCCACCTACCTTTGAGGCCCATCGATGACAATTCCTTCACTATCACAGGTAGGCGTGCCGACCGTTCAGCCTCTTCAGGTGGCCCCTTGATGTCGTCAGGGTCTGTCCATATCTCAACCCCTCCATCCCCATAGACTATGGGTTGCACCCTCAGGCCATCGCATTTGGTCTCCAGCACTACCCTATCGTCGGCATCCCAGTTGGGTGTCATCTGCAGGTCAGCCACCTCGAATATCCGATATGCGGGTTTAGCCCACGTCCAGAACGGCACCTTCTTATCTTTGTCTTTAGCTTTCTCTTTCGTTTCAGATGACAGTTTCATACCCTTGTGGAAGACACCGCCATTCCAGTATTCTTTTAGCTCTTTATCAATGCCTTTTAATTTATCATCAAGCGACCGCCTGATGTTTGTGAGCCATATAGCTCTTGGCTTCAATTCATCTGCCAGTTCGAGCAACGATAAGTAAGAGAGCTTACCCTCTTTGACATCATCCTCTTTATAGTCACCGACACCAACTATCCAGATGGTATCGGTGATTAGGTTCTTAGCGAATTTGCCGAGCTCAAGGAACTCAGGTATCACCGACACTTGTGCACCATCTCGGAAATCGAACCTCACACCAATCGATGGCACACCTACCTTGTGTGTGGTCTTAAATGGATGTGCCGCTATCCTGCCTATCTTGGGACCACGGATTGACCGTTTCTTGCGGTATGGGATTTGGTTCAATATAGCGGCTACCGAGTATAGGGGTATGCCGTCGAAATCATCGAGGTATAGCCAATGGTCTCTATCCACCTGTGTCACCAACAGAATATTGGGGTTCTGCCACTCCTTAGGCAGTTTCTCACGTGGTATCGATGGGTCAACGAGTATCCTGAAATCACCCTCCCGTATACCGAGACAGAAGTGTCGACCATTGGCTTGTGCCCTATCGCCCAGCGACACTATCTCCCAATCAGGGAACTTCAGCTCTATTGATAGGGTTTGGGTCTCCGACCTCTGGATATAAACGTGTTTATCACGTAGCTTGCGACGGCTGATGATGACATGGGGGTTACAATCGGGTTGCCTATCACCGACTGCTAAACGTATCCCTTTGTAGAAGATGACATAGCTGTAGCGGTTGAGTACCCCTATCTGCTCAACCTTGAGGAACGGATAGATTGTATATGTACGTCGTTCGAAGTATGGCAACTCCTTGGACATCGGGAACCTCATAACCGCATATGGAATATCGTCATCCGAGATAGCGATTGTCCCTTCTTTACACTTGAATATCACCTGCTTATCATCGAAATCCACAAGCACCACATCATCTATGCCGTCGAGGCCATCCCAAACTGGATGGTCATCGAGCTCAGGTGCCAGCTCATCATGCTCCTTTTGTAACCTCATACGCAGTTTGTTGCGTCTACCCCTACGCATAAGCGGTATACGTTGGTATATCCTGTGTATCTCCAGATGCCTTGCCTCCAGCTCGTTCATTTTTGTTTCGTTTAGGTTTCGGTCAGTTTGTCCCATTTCTTACCCTCTGTTGTCAGGTTCTCACCAACTGTACGTCGTGATTGCTGTGTCAACATCTCAACTTCTGAGGTATCGAACTTGAATATCAAATCACCTTCGTTGGCGAAATGGCGTCGCAACAACTGGTTCGTGATTGTCCACTCAATCTTCGTCAGCTTCGGTAACATGGTCACCAACCAGAACACACGTTCCTGCACCCTTGCATTAGCGTAGCTGGCACGTTCAGTCAACCCAATCAGTATCGGTGGCACACCAAGTGCTGCCAGTATCTCCTCACGTGCCATCTTACGCAAGTCAACGAATTGTATATCCTTTGGGTTGGTCGCTATCTCACGATACCGTATACCACCCTCGAGGACAGGTGGCATCGAGAATGCCCGTTCAATACCTGATAGCATTTCTGCCCATTCCTCACGTAGACGACGACGTTCACGTTCGGGTATAGCGTAGTCGCTTTCAAGCACACCTTGGAGCATCAACCCACGCTGAAAGAAATACTTGGTGAACTTCACCGAATTCTTATCTGCAGCTATCGAATGTTCAGCTGGTAATAGTGGTGACATACCATCATACTCAGATAATGGGTGTGCGTAGTGGAAATAGACCACCTTGTGTGACGGTAGTTCACGTGCTATCTCACTTTGTGGTGACCTGTATCTGTAGCTACGTACACGACCTTTGGGGTCGATGTTGATTGCCTCGATGAGGTTGGGCTGTATCACATAAATCTCATACTTGTCGCCCTCGAATGCCAGCTCCCAGTATGCACGACCAGTCAGCTCAAGATGCAACACTGTGCGTTCAATTAGGTCGAAGCCCGACATCGTGTCATTAGGGGCACTCAACACCCGCAACGCTTCACCTTTGTAGGGTACCAGCTTATCACCCTCCACCCTGAATATATGCCAGGGTGTACGTGCTGCCTGGGTGGCTATCACATAGATGGCAGCATAGACCCAAACATTTTCGAGATATGTGTCAAGACCAATCGGCTTCTCACCCGTGAAAAACTTATCCCACAACCGCTGCAGATGTGAAATGTCAGTTGACTTCACCAGCTCCTTATCGTGGCTTTCCAGCCTCCGTTTTATCCAATAATTAGGCATCACAACAAAATAATCAACACCCAATAATAGTCTACCATCAAAAATTCCATCATCCTGAAATCCAGAGATTTAGAAATACCAACGCTTTATAAATTTCGGGGCATCAAAAATGATGGAATTCAACCCTTATAGTATATGCCATTTACTTAAGTAATGGCAACTAACTATTATAGTTAATATAACTAAATATTTAGTTACTTGCCAGTGATTTACTTAATAGTTGCCTC